TAAGCGCACTGCTAATCGTCCTGACATCAAGGCTATGGCTGACTACCTAAAGGGTCGTGAGTACATCCGTCAGTTATTAGCACGTCGCGATAGTCAATCACTTACTAATGAAGAGAACCTTGACATCAAGGAAAAGTGGGATTCATTCATTGGTGATTTAATTGACGAGAACATTACATTCAACAGAGTATATACACGTGTACTTGAAAACGATGACCTTAGGAAAGGTTTCTAATGGGAGCACTTGATAATCTATTTGGTGGTAGTGGTACAGACACTTCCACTGATACCACTGGTTACATTAACAAAGTATACCTAGGCTCTACTCCTGTGGTTAAAGGCAAGAAGGTAATGTCTCCTACTGGAACTCAGTACACAGAAGCAGATACTGGTGGAGAAACAGTAAAGTCAATCACTGAAGTAAAGGATTCTTTCTATACTTGGGATGACCGAACACTGAACAACTTCCTTGCACGTCTTAAGAAGTATGGCTATCAGGATGTAACTCTTCCAAAGGCTAAGTCAATCTGGGATATGGCAGTAGAAGGTTCTAGTGCCTGGTATGCAGGTTCTAATGGGGCACGCAAAGTCACACCTGACCAGTACATCGAATGGTATTCAAAGGGTAGCGGCGAAGCAGCACCTAAGCCTACTAAGTCTGTCTATCAATATGACCCAATTGTTCTAGGTGGGTTAGTTGACTCTATCTACCAGAAGACTCTAGGTAAGTTGCCAACTGCTGAAGAAAAAGCATTGCGCTTAAAAGAACTTCAGGCTGAAATTAGCAAGGGCACAATTACTAAGACTGTCAAGGACAAGTCGGGTATGGCTGTGACAACTACAACCCCTGGCTTCACTCAAGAAGAAGCACAGTTGAGTATCGCTGAAAAACTTAAGCAAGAGAATCCAGATGACTATGACCGACAGAAGCGTATTGACTTTTCTAGTTGGCTATCACAGAATGTGCAGGGTGCATAAATGGCAGCAGCAGATGCAGCAAATGAAGCAAGACTTGCAGCCGAAGCAGAGGCTTCTCAAAAAGGTGTGCAGACTGCGCTAGAGTACGGAATTAGCCAAGCACTTCTAAAGGCGTACCCTGAACTTCAGGAAGTATATGACCTATTCAAAGCAGGAAGTACTGGTCCTGCACTTGAAGCACTATACAAAACAAATTACTTTCAAAATCTTAGCCCTACAGTCAAGGCTCGTACAAAGCAGAAGTTAGAACAACCTGGTGTATATCTTGACTCATTAGATAAGTACAAGGTTTCAGCACGCAAGCGTCTTGTAGATTCTGGCATTAAGATTTCTATGACAGACTTCGACAAGATTGCTAATGATGCTTATGCTCGCGGTCTTGACGACAATCAGTTTGATGAAGTGCTTCTTTTCTCAGGAAAGATTACTGGCTTTGGTGGAAAAATCCTTGGTGATACATCTGACCTTAAGTCATATGCTCAGTCATTTGCAGCAACAGGATACTTCAATGATGCATACTGGTCACAGAAGTCACGTGACCTATTTGCTGGGACAACAACAACTGAGGATATCCAAGCAGAGATTCGTAATAAAGCAGCAAGTGCTTTTCCAGGATATGCAGACCAGATTAATAATGGCACAAGCGTTGACGCTATTGCCTCAGCCTACAAGGGCGCTATGGCTAACATCCTAGAACGTGATGCTGATTCAATTACATATAACGACCCTCGCCTACGTCAGGCTCTTCAGTACATTGGTGCCGATGGCAAGCCAGCGGTTAAACCACTATGGCAGTTTGAAAAAGAACTACGTGCTACCCCTGAATGGGAGTACACAAACAATGCACGTGACACTATTGATTCACTGTCACTCAAAGTAATGCGTGATTGGGGTCTAGCATAATGGCACTATTAACACCTGCACAGTTCGCCCAACGTCAGGCTAATCTTCCACCTGAAGACAGAATTTCATATGCTGAATATGTACGTGCTGTTGGAGGAACATTAGAACAACTAAAGACAGCAGAATCAGCAGCAGCGACTCCTGCTCCAGTATCAGTTTCAGCAGTAGAGTCCGCAGCAGCGGCTCGTGCTAAAGCAAAGGCTGATGCAGATAGAGCAGCAGCAGAGATTAAGGCTGCCAATGATGCTGCTGCAAAACAGGCATCAGCAGATGCTTATTACACAGCCAAGGTCGGAAACACTGGAAAGACTCAGGCTCAACTAGATGCACTTCAGAATGCTATTGATACAGCAGCACAGATTACTGAGTCATATGGCAGCATTGGTATCACATCGACAGTTGACCTAAAGACTGGCAAGGTTGTAACAACTAATAACAGTAAAGCAGCAGCAGATGCGGCAGCAAAAGCAGCAGCAGATAAAGCAGAAAAAGATAGACTCGCTGCAGAGAAAGCAGTTGCTGATGCCAAGACAGCAAAAGAATTAGCAGATGCTAAGGCTGCATTAATTAAAGCACAAGAAGATGCTCGTATTGCTGCGGCAAAGGCGGCTGCAGATTTGAAAGCCGCAGCAGATAAAGCGGCTGCAGATTTAAAAGCAGCCCAAGAGGCAGGTAACGCTGCAGCAATTAAGGCAGCACAAGATGCTAAAGCAGCAGCAGATGCTGCAGCAGCGAATGGAGCAGCACAGGCTGCAGCATCAACAGCGCAAGCAAATCTCAATGTTGCTGGAAATGTTGTAACACCTGCACAGATTGCAGCAGATGTAGCAGCCAAGGCTGCAGCAGATAAGATTGCAGCAGATGCTCAACTGAAGGAATCTAATCGTCAGTCAATCATCACAATTCTTCAAGACCGATTCGCCAAGTATGGCTTGACTGGTCTTGGTAATAAGATTAAACAACTTGCTATCGATGGAGCAACAGAGGCAACAATTACTCTAGGACTTCAGGAGACTGACGAGTATAAGACTCGTTTCAAGGCTAACGAAGAGCGTCTTAAGAAGGGACTTACAGTCCTTCAGCCAGCAGAATATCTCAACCTTGAAGATGGATACCGTCAGGTTCTACGCTCATACGGTTTGACAGCATTTGACAATGACGATTACGTGCAACAGTTTATTTCTAATGACGTATCAGCAGCAGAACTTTCTAACCGAGTTGTTACAGCAGTACAGCGTGTACAGAACGCTGACCCTGCAGTCATTAAGCAACTTGGCGAGTTCTATGGAATAACATCTGACCGTCTAGTCGCATATGTACTTGACCCACAACAGCAATTCCAAAAGATTGAACGTCAGGTTGCCGCAGGAGAAATCGGTGTAGCAGCAGGTCGTCAAGGACTCAAGGTTGGAGTTCAGGTCGCTGAGCAACTTGCAGCCCAGGGTATCACTCAGGCTGAAGCACAAAAGGGTTACTCAACAATTGCTGACATTCTTCCTACCGCTGAGAAACTATCAGCAATCTACGGAAGTACAACTGAGAAGTATGGACAGAGTGAGGCAGAGCAAGAAGTATTTAACTCACTTGCCTCAGCACAACGTGCACGACAGAAGTTGTCAGCACTTGAAGTTGCACAGTTTGGTGGTTCATCTGGTCTAGCCAGAGGCGGACTCACTCAACAAACAAGCGGTAACTTCTAAATAAATAGAATCCTGAACGGACCTACCAGCCCCGTCAGCGTAACAGACTGGTAGCAAGAGCCAGCCAATTTCCCCGAATTGAACTGCGGCTTGCGAACTACAACGAATAGAAGGGTGGACAGTTGCTATGAGCAACAACTACTGGGACGAAGAAGAAGACGATACAACAATCACAGGCAACGAATCTGAAAACGACTTACAAAAGAAATTGCGTAAGAAGATTAAAGCAGATGAGAAGCGTATGAAAGAACTCGAAGAAAAACTTGAGACATATGTCAAGAAAGAACGAGAGTCTTCTATTCAAGAAGTCCTAGAAAAACAAGGTGTAAATCCTAAGGCTGCACGACTAATCCTCAAAGACTTGGACGAAGTTACTCCAGAGTCAGTTGCAAACTGGCTTGAAGATAACGGCGACCTCTTTGGTTATAGCCCAGCAGAAGGAACACCTGAAGTAGACAGCAACCGTGAGGAACTGCGTAAGCAGAACGCTGTCACACAAGGTGCAATTACACCTGACCGAAGTGAAGATTTGGCGATGCGTATTGACCAGGCACAAAGCCAGGAAGAACTCAACCGAATCCTAGCCTCACAATAATCATTCATAGTATCTAATCACCAGGAGGTGAACACTTGGCTACAAATTACACATCGACAGACTCAGCGTCTCTCGGCGGAACAGCAGGTAGCGCAGGTCTAGTACAGAAGGCATACGATAAGTCTATCGAATTTGCCCTCCGCGACGAACCCCTAATTCGTGCAGTAGCAGACAAGCGCCCAGTATCCCCAACTAACAACGGTAACGTTGTAGTTCTTCAGCGTTATGCTGACCTTGCTAACGCTACAACAGCGCTAACAGAGTCAACAGACATTGACGGCGTTACAATCGGAACACCTACATCTGTGACAATCACAATGCAGGAGTTCGGTAACGCAACAACAAACACACGTGCTCTACAGTTGTTCTCATTGAACGCAGTAGACCCAGACATCGTTACATTGATGGCTCGCAACCAGGCAGATTCAATCGACGCACTTGCTATGACAGCACTTCGCGGCGGAACAAACGTAATCTACTCAGGTTCAACAGCAACAACAACAGCAACTGTTACAGCAGCAGCAACATTGTCAACAGCGAACATCGCTAAGGCAGTTGCTAAGTTGCGTACTAACAAGGCTTCAGGCAAGCGTGGCAATGAGTTCTGGGCTGGAATTCACCCAGACGTAGCACACGACCTAATGCTTGAGTCATCTGCAGCAGGTTGGGTAGTACCTAACGCATACGGAATTTCACAAGACCGTATCTGGGCTGGAGAAGTTGGTCGTTACAAGGGTGCCTACTTCGTAGAGTCACCACGCCTATACGTAGCAACTGATGGTGCTTCATCTGCAAAGGTGTACCGCACAATCCTTTGCGGACAGCAAGCACTTGCTGAGGCAGTGGCAGAAGAGCCACACACAGTTATCGGTCCAGTTACCGATAAGTTGAACCGCTTCCGTCCAATCGGATGGTACGGCGTTCTAGGCTTCGCTCGCTTCCGCGAAGAGGCTCTATACCGCATCGAGTCTGGTTCATCAATCGCTTAATTGATTGACGGGTGGGGCTAGGGAAACCTAGCCTCATCAGTAAGTTCATTAAGGAGAACAATGACAACTTATCTATTCACTACGCCCGTAGTTGAAGAAGGTCCTACTGGTGGACACCGCTTGTTCTACTTCTTCCGCCTTAACCGTGGAATCACAGTAGTTCGCAGTGGCTCCATATACAGTACAGGACGCTGGTTCACGCAAGACCAACTCGACGAGTTTGACGAGTACTGGCTAGGTGGACACGAGCATCCTGGTATCAGTGAGGCAACAAAGGCAGCAATGATTGCTGCTGACATAGATGTAACAGAGGCAAACTTCGTAGCAGAGTAGGGACAAATGCATCAGCACATCAGTAAGGTTTTAGATTGGGGCTTCACCCCAGAGCACGACTTCGTAGCAACTAAGTATGGATGTGTCTTATGTGATGAGACATCAGACAAACCATTTGAGTATGAAGAGATTTCAATTGACCACACACAATGTGACGATGATTGTTTCGGATGCAAGGCTAAAGGACTTCAGTTGAACACTGGAGATGCAGGTCGACCTGTCTCAGATAAGCAATGGCAAAGTAGATTGAAGTTCTACAAAGATGCTAGAAACCAAGGCATACAACCAGCGGGAACTCATCGCGGTCAGGTTGAAGCAGCGTATGAAGCAAGCGACAAACTAGGCAAAGCATATGACGCAGGAACAATGGGTGTTAGAGCAGACAAGGTTACGAAATCCGTAGCCGAAGTAATGAAAGCGGTGGAGCAATGATGAAGAAGAAGGCATACAAGATGGGCGAAAAAATGGAGTCCAAGGCTGAGAAGATGATGGAAATGAAGATGGGCAAGAAGATGATGAAGAAGAAGGTTGCCAAGAAGGTCGCCAAGAAGATGGCAAAGAAGAAGTAAATGCCAAAGGTAGGAAAAAAAGAATTCGCATACACAGCAAAAGGTATGGCAATGGCAAAGATGGAAGCCAAAAAGACTGGTAAGAAAATGGTAGTCAAGAAGGCTGCTAAGAAATCAGGAAAGAAGAAGTAAATGGCAACAGACCCTAGACTAAAGCGAGCAGGAGTTTCTGGTTTTAATAAGCCAAAGCGAACACCAAGTCACGCCACTAAGTCACACGTAGTTGTGGCAAAGGAAGGCGACAAGGTTAAAACTATTCGCTTTGGTCAGCAGGGCGTTACTGGGGACAGACAACCAACGAAGCGTCAGGCTTCATTTAAGGCACGTCACGCCAAGAACATTGCCAAAGGCAAAATGTCTGCAGCGTACTGGGCTAATAAGGTTAAGTGGTAACAAACAAAGGTGGGGACAATGAACGACAAGTTAGCAATCGCCTGGTGCGATAACGGTATGGTCGATGGCAAGTTTATGCAAGGGGTCACAGATGTAATGCTCCACTCAGGAGTTGAAGTCGTGACCACCCTGCGTAGCCAAGGCAACCAGATTGCAAGACAGCGTGACAAGGTAATCAATCACTGGTATGAGGGCAACAAATCTGACTGGCTACTTTGGGTAGATTCAGATGTTGTTATCAGCCCAGATACTTTTAAGTTACTTTGGGATAACAAAGATGTAGAGAAGCGACCAATCTTAACTGGTGTCTACTTTACAACTGACCATCCTGAAGAATCATTGATGGAACCAATGCCAACTCTGTTCTGGTTTGTGGCACAAGGTGAAGAGATTGGAATCAAACGAGTCCATCCTCTTCCTAAAGATAAGTTGATTCAAGTAGGAGCAGCGGGTATGGGATTCGTCCTAATGCACCGCAGTGTAGTTGACCGCATCCGTGAGGTCCTACCAACTGCTCCACTGTTCTCAGATGTAGGACACGGAAAAAGTTTTATGGGTGAAGATATCTACTTCTTCGCCCTATGCGACAAGGCTGACATTCCAGTCTGGGCGCACACAGCAGCAACAGTTCCGCATATGAAGCGGTTCTCCTTTGATGTTAACTACTACGACGCATTCGTAGGGAATAAGAGGAAATAATGTCGTACACCCTGAGTCAGATGATTGATGAGGTCATCCTTAACCTTGCAGGATATACATTCCAGCAAGACCGTTCGACCTACTTGAGAACTGCAGTTACTACAACTACATCTTCAAGTGCTTCACCATTGATTCTGTCTTTGGGTTCTACCGACAATGTTGGTAAAGGTGTCGTCGAAATTGACGAAGAGTTGATGTGGGTTGATTCATTTGACCGCATTGCTAATACCGCAACAGTGGCACCTTACGGACGTGGGTATCTTGGCTCAACTGCCGCTACACACACAGCCGATGCTAAGGTAACTATCACTCCGACCTTTCCTCGTTCATCTGTCAAGCGTGCCTTGAACGATACTATCCGCTCCCTTGGAGCCAATATCTTCGCAGTCAAGACAACAACATTTACATTCAATGCTGCCCAGTCAACATACGCTTTCAACAACTTAAACATTAAAAACATCTTGACTGTATCTTGGCAAGCAATTGGACCATCACAAGAATGGGTGCCAATTCGTCGCTGGGACTTTGATTCAACAGCGGATGCAACAGCCTTTGGTGCAGGCGCACAGACCATCACACTAGGTCAGGCACCAGTACCAGGACGAACAGTTCGCATTGTCTATGCAACTGACCCTGCAGCATTTACCGCTAACAGCGAAGACTATGTAACACAGACTGGTCTACCAGAGTCGACTAGAGATGTGGTAGTTCTTGGAACTGCCTACCGCTTGCTCTCATTCTTAGACCCTGCACGTGCTGCACAGACATCGCCACAGGCTGATGAGACAGACGCTAAGCGTCCATACGGTGCATCACAGAGTGCGACAAAACAACTTTATGCATTGTATGCCCAGCGTTTACAAGAAGAGACAAAATCTCAGCAAAAGAATTATCCCCCACGAGTTCACTTCTCCCGCCGATAGGAACCTAAATGACAACAAGAAAATACTCATCACGCTCTCAGCAAACAACGCTGACTGGCGCACTTACCTCATCTGGCACAAGTGCAACTGTCGTATCAGGTTCAGCCCTGCTTGGCGGTGTAACAATTTCTGCTGGTGAAATCTTCACAGTAGTAATTGACCCAGATACAGCACTCGAAGAAATTGTAGATGTCACCGCCACCAGTACCAATACGTTAACAATCGTACGTGGTATTGATGGCTCAACTGGACAGGCTCACTCAGCAGGTGCAGTGGTTCGACATATGGCAATTGGTCGCGACTATCGTGAAGCCAACACTCACATTGAAGCATCTACCTCTGTTCACGGGGTAACTGGTTCTGTAGTAGGTACAACCGATACACAGACTTTAACTAATAAAACTTTAACTAGCCCAACACTAACAACTCCAGCACTTGGTACTCCAGCATCTGGAACTCTTACCAACGCTACTGGTCTTCCAATCTCAACTGGTGTATCTGGTTTAGGTTCAGGTGTCGCTACATTCCTTGCTACTCCATCTAGCGCAAACCTACGCGGTGCGCTTACAGATGAGACAGGCTCAGGTGCTGCAGTCTTTGGCACAAGCCCAACACTTTCTAGCCCAACCATTACAGGCACTGGCGCTATCGCAGGTACATTTACAGGCGACATTACAGGTAACGTAACTGGTAACGTAAGTGGTTCATCAGGCTCTACGACAGGTAATGCTGCTACAGCCACAGCCCTTGCTACCGCTCGTACATTCCAGTTGACTGGAGATGTTGAAGCAAGCGGAGTTACTTTTGATGGTACTGGCAATGTAAGTCTAACTACAGTTATTGGTACTGGTGCAATCGTCAACGCTGACGTTAACTCATCTGCTCAGATTGCTTACAGCAAATTAAACTTAACCAATACAATCGTCAACGCAGATATTAATGCATCGGCTGCTATTGCCCTGAGCAAGTTGGCTACAGACCCACTGGCTCGTGCTAACCACACAGGTACACAAGCAGCCAGCACTATTTCAGATTTTGACACACAGGTTCGTACTTCTCGCCTAGACCAGATGGCAGCACCTACTGCCTCTGTATCAGCCAACAGTCAGAAGATTACAAACCTAGGTACACCTACATCTAACACAGATGCTTCAACTAAGGCTTATGTAGATACATCTATTGCTAACTTAATTGACGGTGCTCCATCAACACTTGACACGCTCAATGAGATTGCTGCAGCCTTGGCTGATAATGCTTCATTCTCGGACACGGTAGTTCTCAAGTCAGGTTCTACTATGACTGGCAACTTGGCTATGGGTACCAACAAAGTAACTGGTCTTGGGACTCCTACTACATCTACTGATGCAGCAACTAAGGGTTATGTAGATACAGCAGCAATTGCTCCAAGCAACTTGACTGGTCCAATCACATCAGTAGGTCCTGCAACTAGCGTTGCTGCACAGACTGGTACTGGCTCAACCTTTGTAATGGATACTAGCCCAACGCTTGTTACTCCAGCACTGGGTGTGGCTACTGCTACCAGTATCAACGGAACAACAATTCCATCATCTAAGACTTTGGTTGCTACGGACTCAACAGAATACGTAGTACCAAGCCAGACTGGTAATTCAGGTAAGTATCTAACTACCAATGGAACCGTCTCATCTTGGGGTGCAGTAGATGCACTACCATCACAGACTGGAAACTCAGGAAAATATTTGACCACCAACGGAACAGCCGCTGCGTGGGCATCAATCGTAACCGACCCTACACCGTCAGTATTTATGCTGATGGGTGCCTAAGCAAAGGATATAAACAATGGCAAAGAAAGTACTTGGGCAAGTAAACCCATCTGCAACAACACTTACAACTCTCTACACTGTTCCTTCTGCGAAGGAAGCGGTAGTCTCATCTATCTCAGTTGCTAACTTAACATCAACTGCTGCAACATTTAGACTGGCAGTGCGTCCAGCAGGTGCATCAATTGCTAACCAGCACTACATTGGATACGACATCACTGTAGGTGCATCTGACTCAACAATCATTACAGTGGGTTTAACCCTTGCAACAACTGATGTACTTTCCGTCTATGCGTCTACTGCGAACATTGCTTTTCAGGCGTTTGGAGACGAGGCTTCGGTCTAATGTCTATTTCAAGTCTTAAGACTGGAGTAGTCTCTCCATCTAGCATCTTGGCTGGCAATTCCGCTTACTATCCTCCTGTAACTGCTGACTTTCTTGTTGTAGCAGGAGGTGGTTCTGGCGGCGGTCTAGGAAGTAATAGTTTTCAAGCATCTCCTGGCGGAGGAGCGGGTGGTTTTAGAACCTCTGCTGGAACCTCTGGCGGTGGTGCATCTGCCGAGAGTAGTTTATCTTTAACATCAGGTTCTTCTTACACAGTTACAGTAGGTGCAGGTGGCGCTGCTCCTGGTACTGGAAACGCTAGCAGCGGGAATAGTTCATCTATTGCGGGTACTGGTATAACTACTGTTACTTCTTCTGGCGGTGGAGCAGGAGCAAATAAATATTCAGACGGAACAGCAGGAGGCTCTGGCGGTGGTGCTCAGGGCACTAATACGGGTGGTCTTGGAACAACAGCGCAAGGTGGTAAAGGTGCTGCTGGTCAAAGTGGTTTAGTTGGCGGTGGTGGTGGAGGAGCAAGCGGTAATCCAACTTTCAAAAGTACAACAGTTAGCGGAACAGATGGCGTTCAGTCATCTATAACTGGAACTGCAACATACTACGCAGGCGGTGGTACTGCTGGTTCTAATTCAGGAAATTACTCTGGTAGTGCTGGCGGCGGTGCCGCGGGGGCAACTATTTCTGTCAATGGAACTGGTGGAAATAGTGGAACTGCTAATACTGGTGGTGGTGGTGGTGGTGTTTACCACGCTGGTAATGGAACAGCCAATCTCACTACTGGCGGTGGTTCTGGTGTAGTTATTATTAGAGCCTTACAAGCAGCAGCAAGTACAACTGGTTCACCTACATACACAACTTCTGGTTCATACCACATTTATAAATTTACAGGTTCAGGAACAATCACTTACTAAGGAGTAACAATGGCTATTAGAAGTCTTAAGACTGGAGCGTTCAGTCGCAGTCTCCTTGTTGGTAATGCATTTTATAATCCTATAACTATTGAATATTTAGTAGTTGCAGGTGGTGGTGCTGGTGGTGGTGAACAATACGGCGGCGGCGGTGGCGCTGGTGGTTATAAAGCAAGTTCTCTTATAACAGGAACAGGTACATATACTGTAACCGTAGGGGCAGGTGGCGCAGGAACTTCTGCTGGTCAAGGAACTAATGGAGGAAATTCCGTATTTTCTACCGTGACTTCTACAGGTGGCGGTGCTGGTGGTTACCGTTATGCTAATGGCGTTAATGGTGGTTCAGGCGGTGGTGCTGGTGGTTGGAACGCAAATTTTGGTTCCGCTTCCCCTGCGGGTCAAGGCAATAATGGCGGTACAGGAAATCCTTATGTTTTTGGTCCTAGCGGTTATACATCAGGTGGTGGCGGTGGCGCTAGCGCTGCTGGTGGTAATGCAAACGATACTGCAGCAGGTGCTGGAGGTTCAGGTTCATCTTCTTCTATTACTGGTTCAGCGATAACCTACGCAGGCGGCGGTGGTGGTGGCTCGGGTGGTTCTGGCGGCAACGGTGGAACAGCAGGCGCAGGCGGTTCTGGGGGTGGCGGCACTGGTGGCAACGCCACGGGAAGTAATGGTTCAAATGGTACTGCAAATTTAGGCGGCGGTGGAGGAGGTTGTTCTTCTTACGGTCCTTTAACTGGTGGTAGTGGTGGTTCTGGAGTAGTAATAGTCAGGGCAACATCTGCAGCAGCATCTACTACAGGAAGTCCTACTTACACAACATCAGGCTCTTATCACATTTACAAGTTTACTGGAAGCGGGAGTATCACTTACTAATGGCTGTTATCAGTATTAAAAACAAAACTAAAAGTGGCTCACTGCTTAATGGTAATGCTCCATTTATTCCTACTGACTATGAATCTATTGAGACTGTAACTGTTGGTTCAGGTGGCGCAGGTACCGTAACTTTTAGCAGCATTCCATCTACTTATTCACACTTACAAGTTCGATATATTGCGCGTTCTAATAGAGGAGACGTCCAAGATATAATTCGTTTTAGATTTAATTCTGATAGTGGTACTAATTATGCTTACCACTGGTTACGAGGTGACGGTGGTACTGCCGATGCTGGAAACGCAACATCAACTGCATCTCCTTGGACTGCAATAATTGCAGGCGCAAATGCTGGAGCCAGTCAATTTGGTGTAGGTGTTTCAGACATACTGGATTACTCAAATACTAATAAGTACAAAACTACAAGGACTCTAAGCGGTGTTGATACTAATAGCGCCAATGGTCGTATTATGTTTTTTAGTAATTTGTGGATGAATACTAATGCAATTACATCTATTGAAATTGCTCCTAACTATGGAACTTCTTTTAATCAATACTCATCCTTTGCACTATACGGAATTAAAGGCTGATGACAGAGTGTATTGAGGCTAAGACCTCAACCATAGTTAATGGCTATCGCAAACTTTGGGTAGGTAAAAAAAGCGTACGCGCTCATCGCTGGGCTTGGGAGTTAGTCAATGGTACAATCCCAGCCGATAAAGTAATTGACCACATTTGTCGCAATCGTGCTTGTGTAGCAATAGACCACTTGCGCGTGGTCACACAGCAGGAAAATATTATGAGTGGACTTCACAGCATAGATAATCGTAGTCACTGTAATCAAGGTCATCCTTTTGAAGGGAACATAATGATACGCAAGAACGGTAAGCGTGAGTGCGCTGAGTGTAACCGAGTTCGGTCTAGGGCTAACTACCTTAAGAAAGTTAAGGGGTAAAGATGCCATCTACATACACACCAATCGCGGTTTATACAACGGCAAACGCAACTACCAACTCGCTCACTTTTAATTCTATCCCTAGCACTTACACAGATTTAGTATTAGTGGCTTCGGTATTAGGTGCGACTAATTCTGGTTGGACGGCTACCGTGAGATTTAATGGCGACAGCGCAAACACATCTTCATTTCAATTTGCTGGCGCGGTTGGTGGATTATCTACAACTAACCCAATTACTGGAATTTGCTCTATTCAGAATTACGCAAATACAACCACCTACAAAACTGCAATAGGCAGAGATAACGATTCAAGCGGAGCAGTTGCAACAGTTGCATTGTGGCGTAATACTGCTGCCATCAACTCAATTACGGTATTCCTATCTAATGCTTCATATTATTTTGCTAACAATTCAGTCTTCACCCTCTATGGAATTAAGGCGGCTTAACTATGCCTGATACATTTGTCAAAATCGCATCGGTAACTGTTGGAAGCGGTGGGGCTGCAAGCATCGACTTTACTTCTATCCCTAGCACTTATACGGATTTATGCATCAAGCACTCTTTACGAATTGGTGGCACTTCAGTACAAGATGTGGTGGACATTTCTTTCAACGGAAGCACCGCTTCATTTTCTGGAAGGATTCTCTTCGGAACTGGAGCAGCGGCGGCTAGTACATCGTCCTACACGCGAGGCGCTGGCACTATGGCAGAGTGGAACTTCACAGCAAATACTTTTGGCAACTCTGAAATCTATATACCAAACTATGCTGGCTCTAATAATAAATCTCTATCGGCAGACGGAGTATCAGAGAACAACGGCACAACAGCATTAGCAATTCTGTTTGCGACTCTTTGGTCTAACACCTCTGCCATTACTTCAATTTCTTTGACCCCTTATGGTGGGGGTTCATTCGTCCAATACTCAACAGCAACCCTTTACGGCATCAAAAACTCATAAGGAGAAACAATGACAATAGCAATCGAAGTAAACTGTGAAACAGGGGAAGTCATTGAACGCCCTTTAACAGCAGAAGAACTAGCACAACGCGAAGTAGATGCAGCAGCATACGCTGCATTAGAAGCAGAGCGTGAAGCAACAGAGGCAGCAGCACAGGCTGCTAAGGAATCAGCACAGGCTAAGTTAGCAGCACTCGGATTAACAGCCGAGGAAATTGCTGCACTATCTAAGTGAGGGATGAGATGGCACACTTTGCACAACTAGATGAGAACAACCTAGTCACACAAGTAATCGTTGTGGCTAATGAGGAACTACTTCTTGATGGGGTAGAGAACGAGACTAAAGGCATTATGTTCTGCAAGTCTCTACTAGGTGAGGATACTCGCTGGGTTCAGACATCTTACAATGGCAACATCCGTAAGAACTATGCTGGCATTGGTTACACCTATGACCCAGTTGCTGACCACTTCTTTGCGCCTCAGCCTTACCCATCTTGGACTTTGGATAGTGACGCCAAGTGGCAGGCACCTGTACAATATCCAGTGGAAGAGGGCAAGTTCTTTACTTGGGACGAGCCAACCCTATCTTGGGTTGAAGTAGTACTACCAGCATAATTTAACTTTACAACTTAAGGAGATACGGTGGCAGGCAGAGATATTACGGAGGGTAGAAGTACCCGCTCCATTGCAGTTGACGTAGGTGTAGTTTCATCTACTGCCATATGGCAGAACACTGAAGTTGCATACGACATAGCAATAGGTGGACTTCCATTCATCTATGCCATTAATGATTCTCGCCCGTACATACGTCAGACTGCACCCTTTAAGAAGGACCAGTTCGACAACGGACAAGAACCAGGTGAGCAGTCTCTGACTGGTTGGTGGATTCGCTCACAGATGTCATTCCACTCTGGCTCAGGTATTAACTTCTTTGACCCTGGAACATCTGATGAAAAGGCACACTATCGTTTTGCAGATTCACAAGGTGTAGATGTCTGGACTAAAGGACAAGTTACTCTACTTAAAGATGTAGTAAATACACATCAAATTACTGGCGCAGTGGTCGGTACTGACCATCAGCATCCAACTCAGCACGCACGCTCTATTCAATGGAGCAGCACACAAGGTGTACTTCTTCACGACGAGTATGACGTAGACAAGATTTCAGCGAACGGAACTGTCACTCATTTTATTGATTACTTAACTGGAAGCGCAGAGCCAGTACGCGCTATTTGCGATGACGGAGTAAATGCTTATTGGGTTACTAACGCCACGGCAGGTGGTGCCAATAAACTTCATATGTATAAGAAGCCATTAACTGGCTCTTCTGCAAGCACTGCAGATGAAACACTTATGTTCACCGCAACTGGTACCGTTATTCAATATGCAACTATGGAGTTTATTAAAGACCGTATCATTCTCTGTGTCAATAACTCAGTCTATGAACTAGCAACAACAGCATCTGCTTTGCCAACTCCTGTATACACAAACCCTAATACTAATTACCACTACACATCAGTTGCAGCGTCTGGTCCTGCTATCTATACAGCGGGTCACTCAGGTATCTACTCAACTATTCAGAAGTACACGCTATCAACTGCAGGTGTGATGCCAACTCTGACATCAGCGGTAGTAGCAGCAGAACTTCCTGCTGGTGAAATCATTGAGAAGGTATTCTATTATCTTGGCTATATGATGATTGGTACTAGCAAGGGAATCCGTGCTGCTGCAATTAACGACCAAGATGGTTCACTTAATTATGGTCCACTTATTGTTGAGACATCACAGCCAGTCTATGACTTTGCTGCACGTGACCACTACATATGGTGCGCTTCAGGTATTGGCGCGTTAGACGGTGGAGTTATCCGCATTGACCTTGGCAACGAGATAGAACCATTGCGTTTTGCCTGGGCTAATGACTTACAAGTTACGCAAACAACAGAGCATTACACAACAGCCTGTGCTTTTATTGGCACAACTAACCGACTTGCTTTTGCGACAGCATATGAAACAACTGATGGTGCTATCTATTTAGAGTCTGCATCTACTCTTCGTACATCTGGTTTCCTTACTACAGGCAACATCCGCTATGGAACACTTGAGCCTAAGAACTTTAAGCGTCTGCTTGGACGTGGTGACTTTACCTATGGCTCAATGGTTCTAGAAACTGTTGACAAGAATGGCACAGAGTACGACCACATTACATACGATGCTTCAATTAACCCTATCGAAGTAGGTACATCTAGCCCTGCTACTGCTCAAGAGTATGTGGCTTTTAAGTTTATTCTTTACCGTGATACAACTACAACATCACTTGGTCCAGTCTTCAAGGGATATCAAGCCAAGGCAACTATCGCTACACCTCGTCAAAGAGTGATGCGCTTTCCTGTCTATTGCTTTGATGTTGAGACTGACAAATACAATGTGCAAACTGGTTACGAAGGCAGAGCGTTTGACAAGATTCAGTTGCTAGAAGACATTGAAGAGTCAGGCGACGTACTAACATTCCAGGATTTATCTACAGGCGAAACTCGCCAAGCAGTAATTGAACAAATCACATTCACCCGTATGACACCACCCGACAAAAGGTTTGACGGATTCGGTGGCGTACTTGAGATAACCATTAGGACAGTGTAATGACAGCAGCAAACTGGGCTAGTTTAATCGTATCTGTAATTGCAATTACCACTGCATTTGCTGGCTCAGTTAGATGGCTAGTCAAACACTTCCTGTATGAACTCAAGCCCAACGGCGGTTCAAGTATGAAAGATTCAGTATCAAGATTGGAGCGACAGGTTGAAGAGATTTATCGCATCCTTCTTTCTCGCAATAACTCTTAGCGGTTGCGGCTACCAAGGCTGGGTAAGATATCCCTGCCAAGAGTATGAGAACTGGACTAAGCCTGAGTGTAATCCACCTCAGTGTCTACCTACTGGCACCTGTACAAAAGACATCCTTCCAGGAGTATTAGATGAACCAACGAAATAAGTTTAGTCCAGAAGACTTACACGCACGACTGATTGTAACTATCGGAATCATCCTAGCCATTGTGTTTGCTGGTTCTGTTTTCGCATTGCTATATGCACTGCTGTTTATTACTCAACCATTAGGAGAACAGGCACCTAACGATGCTGCATTTATTGACCTTGTTAGTACCCTTTGCGTGTTTCTTACTGGTTCTCTTGCTGGCGTACTTGCAGGGAACGGATTAAAGTCAAAGCCAAAGGAAAAGAAAGATGGAGAATAATGAAACAAGTTGTAAAGAAAGCCACACCTGCTGCCATTGCAGTACTGCGTCAGGCGACAGCAATAGCACCTTTGCGTACGAAAGTCAGCGATGGACTCCTGCCTTCCAAAGCGCATATCAATCAGAATCCCAACTCTGACCACAACACAGGTCTGGCAGTTGACTTGACTCACGACCCTAAGCACGGCATCGACTGTGTGGATATCTTCCAGAAGTTAAAGGAAGACAAGCGCGTTAAGTACCTGATTTTCAAGGGAAAGATTTGGTCAAAAGAACGTGCTGATGAGGGTGACCGCGAGTACACAGGTAGCAATAAGCACACCAAGCACCTACATATTTCCATCAACGACGGTATGGGCAAGGACACTTCACCCTGGTTCTGGTGGTTGAATCAACCTAAGGTAATCAATCAGGTCAAGGCTGCGCTCATTCCATCACCTAGCAAGAAAACGTATAAGACTGAAGTCTGCACTTGTTGCAAGGTCCATACGCCAAACCCCCAACAGTCCTAAGGAGGACTTATGAACACAGAGAAACTCGTTGCAATTGCAGGTACTTACCTTCGTGCAGCATTTGCTGCAGTACTTGCTCTCTACCTAGCAGGAGAGCACAACCCTAAGAACCTACTTATGGCTGGCGTAGCGTCAGTCGCAGCACCTATTTTGAAGGCTTTGGACCCTAAGGAAGCAGCCTTTGGAAGAGGGTCAGAGTGACCTTCTAAGGTCCTTAGCAGCCCTATAGAGACACGAAACCCCATCATCTTGGCAACACGCCAGGGTGGTGGGGTTCTTTCTGTTTTTGTGGTACAGTTTTCCTACTCGAAAGAGTGGGGGGCGAAACCTCAATGAAGTTTATACCGCAGGATTCGCACACTACCAACCATTAAAAAAATTATGGGGGGTAGGGGGGCATTTCCTAAATCAGATTACCCGCAGGGTAATATGATATAATTAAATAACAATAAAAGAATTAGATAGTTCTCCTTCATTGAGTCACTCCTGTCCTCTGAAGGAGGACTATCTAACTAACAGACAGGAAGAAAATGCGTAATCCATTTAAGGCTTATTTCCAAGACAGAGATGCAGTTGATGCAAACCTTGCCGACTTGTATGCCTATGTCTTCACATTGCAAAATGAAATCAGAGTACTACGTGAGGAAGTTGATTACTTAGTAGATGAACTAGATGATTAAACTAGATTCATATGAACTACCTGAGCACATTAGTTATAGTGCTTTCACTACTTTTCTCACTTGTGGGTATCAGTATTACCTTGGTCGACTACTCAAAGTCCCAGAGGAACCATCAGTCTGGTCAGCAGGAGGACGGGCTTTCCACTTAGCAGCAGAAACGTGGGACTTAGAGAATGGCTAAAGACGACGTAACGATTCCACGACTTGCAACGGCACCTAAGCCACGACGCAAGAAGCCAACTAAGAAGGCTCCACCAAAGGCAGAGTTCATCAATGTTAATGCTATGCAGTATGGCTACAACACATTGGTTAACAATGCACTTCGTGCGACTACTTTGTATGGTCAGCCAATACCTGAGGACTTGGAAGAACGTGCTAAGTTCTTTCAGGACAAGTATGAGTACGTTGAAAGAAACAATAGAAGTCTTAAGGAACAAGTAGAGTTACTCAAATCAATCATCAATGGTGCTATGACAAGGAGTTGCAGTGGCAGTTGTTAACAGTTACTGGCACGATGCCTGGCTCAAGGAGATTGACGGGCTTGACTTTGCTAAGGCACGAGTAGCAGGTAGAGCAACCAAGGCTAACCCTGATAGGGAGAATGGCGTTTGGTGGTACGAACAAGGTTCCAAGTGGACAGATGACTACATCACTTGGCGCAAGAACAATCCTGATTGGAAGATTTGGACTACCCCACAGGGTGCCAAGGCTATCGAATTAGAATTGAATCCGAACATTGCTGGTGTACCAGTCAA